GGAAGATACAATCCGTTGGTTGAGGAAGCGCTTTTCATTACCTTTTGATTATAAGGGATTCGATCATCAACCTACGCTGGAGGAATGTAAATGTTTGGTTCGTTTGTATCTTGAATCGGGTGAAGCAAATGTGCCTGATAACATGAAGGCGGAATGGCGACGAATACTAGATGCAACTGTAGATTCATTTTCACACAATGAATGCTACATCTATATTGAAGGAATTCGGCATAGTATGGAAGTCAAGGGGGGATTACAGTCAGGAATAAGGCTGACTAGTTTGGTGGGAAATTTTTGGAATCAGACTATGAGCGAGATAGCTCGCAATCTAGCTGATCCAGGACATCTTGAAATCAAGACTATATATATACGTGGTGATGATAGTTCGATAATAGCTGCGAGTTATTTTTAGTGTTTATTGATGCGTTTTGCTTTTATAGCGATATATGCTGTAGGGCATTATGCTAAGTACGGTATACATTATGAAAACACTGAATTTTTAAGGGTATGGTACAATTCAGAACGCGCTTATGGTTATCCTAATCGAGCAATTCCTGGCTTGGTTCAACGTAAACCGTGGACGTCGGAACCTTGGTCACCTGACGCAGCCACAGAAGCATATCTCGATGTCTGTAATACAATTGAGCGACGTGCGTCGCAGAATATGGATAGTTTTCGGAAGAACATCAAAGCTACATGGAGTCGTTTTCGTAAGTTGGATAGTCGTTATCTAGAACTGCCGAAACAATTTGGAGGATTAGGATTGTTTCCCTGGCGTGGATGGATACCCGACAAGCAATATCCGAAGGTAGACGAACGAGTTGGCACATTCAAAGTCGCGAATGATACTTTTACGCGTTATATAGACAAATACGCAGCGTATTCACTGAACCATGATGAGGCAAAGGCTATACAACAAATAACAATGTTTAGCAAATGTGGGTCAGATGATATTCCTGCTGTCAATAGAAGTATGCGACAGTCTTTCGAAACAAAGCTAAAGAAGTTGGGGCAAGTGACATGGAACATGGTTTCTCCAGAGATACCGGATGTGTGTTCAGATATAAACGTGACGAAATATCTAAGGAAACTAACATCTGTAACCGGCGTTACCAGTTATAGCACTACTGCACCTCATTTGTATGGCAAGTATAAGCGGTTAGAACAGACATGGAACGACCTGGCTATACTAAAGAAAGTACGTGATATCCGACCAATGGCCGAAATGCAGAAAGTTGATCCGACGTTTGTACAACAAGTACGGAAGTTGGAAAAGAAAGGTTGGCATAGGGCAAACGCATTGGATTATCTTTTCGGAAAAATTGTCGG